TTATCTACGATCCAACGAACTACACACCTCGCAAAGCAGTCATGACTCGTTATGCGAAGAAGATGGTTCGTCCAGAATTCTACGGTAAAGTTGTTATAGCTGGTCTTGAGCAACTTTAATAGATCGTAAATTCTAAAACATTATGAAACGGAGAATTGAAAAATTTTCCGTTTCATATCATTTTTAATTAATAGGAGTAATAACATGGCAGACAGTATATTTCACGTATCGACAGATGTTGGTAACCCAGCATGTTCGATAGATACTAATGGTGCTCCAGTACTTATTGTAAGCTCAAATAATATAGTATCTTCGACTGGAATTGCTGTGTCTGCATCATTTGCAACACTTGCAGCAACTGCATCTAAAGCTACATTAGCAGTAACTGCATCGTATGCAACATTCGCAGCAACAGCATCTGGTACATATTCGTAATAATATCAACATTTTTAATAATTTTAAAGGCAAGGAATAGTATGTTCTTTGCCTTTTTTATGTTCAACTTTATATTTATATAATATCAAACATTTCAGAAGGAATATATTATGAAATATAGTGAACTCTCACCAAAGGGAAAAAGTAAAGTAAAAGCATTTCAAAAGTATATCAGCACTGTTTCAAATAAATTTTGGGATGATGGTAGAGAAATAGCACAACTCCTTCCAGAATTTACAGATGATATAAATAAAGCGCTTAATTATATTGATGATATTGGTGTCCGATTAGATGAAACAATAGAATAAGGAGAGTATAAATGAGTTATAGTGATTTGAATAAACCTCAAATGAAAATAGTTGATAATTTTTATATTTATTTAGAAAAGCTAGCTGATGAAATTGAGAAGAAATCTTATCAGCCTCTTCATTTGTTAAATGCTAATCGTGTTAATGAACTTATAGCAAAAATATGTGATGATATTCGAGAAGCGTGTGAAGAAATAGATGAAGAATCAGAAGAAGTAATAAAATAAGGAAACTAAATGGCTCAAACAATATACATTCCAATATGGCCTGGTAGTGGTTCAACAGTTACTTCAGCAAGCAATTCTACTCCTTTTGGTTTTTATGATAATGATACTCAATTTCAATCAGATGCACCAAAAGTAGCTGATTGGTGTGCAAAGAGACTTGGCTATCCGATAATGAACGTGGAAATGACTGACTTTCAATTTTACGCTTGCTTTGAAGAAGCAATCACAGAATACAGCGCTCAAGTTAATCAATTTAATATTAGAGAAAATATGTTAATGCTTCAAGGAACTACTAATTCTAGCACCAATTTAACTCAAGTTCCGATACGTCCAAATTTAGGAAGAATAATTAGAATAGCTAGTGCTTATGGATCTGAAGTTGGAGTTGGTGGAGATGTTACTTATTATTCAGCTTCATTATCACTTACAGAATCAGTTCAAAGATATAATTTAACTGCTTTATTTAACCAAATAGCTCCAGGAAAACTTGTAGAAATAAAACGTATATATCATTATGCACCTCCAGCTATTAAAAGATTTTTCGATCCACTTTCTTCTGGTGGAGTAGGTAGCATGGGATTCACTAATATGCTAGATGTGTTTGGCTATGGAGGATACTCAGCTGCAGTTACTTTTACAATGATGCCGATATATGAAGATTTATTAAGAGTACAAGCAATAGAATTTAACGATACTATTCGTAAGTCTGGTTATGGTTGGGAACTTGTGGGAAATGATTTGAAAATATTTCCAATACCAGATGCAGCAATAACAAGCATTTGGTTTGATTATATAATAAGAACAGATGCAGATAGTGCAATATATCCGTCTGGAGGAATGTATCCTACCAGCAGCGTTGTAACTGATTACTCGAATGCTAAATATGATAATATGCAATACTCAAATATAAACGACGTTGGCAAACAGTGGATTAAGAAATATACTTTAGCAATTGTAAAAGAATTACTTGGTGCTATTCGTCAAAAATTTGCAACCATTCCAATACCAAATAATGAAGTAACACTCAACGGCGATGCGCTTAAACAAGAAGCTCAACAGGAAAAAGAATTACTGTATACTCAACTCAGAGAAAATTTGGAACAGACTAATAGAAAGAATCAAATGCAAGCTGCTAAAGAAGAGGCAGATAATCTTCAGAGTCAACTCAAACAAATACCTTTACCAATTTATATAGGATAACGCTATGGACGTAAAAATGAAATCTTTGCTCAAAGAAAAACTTTTGATGAAAAAAGCGATTAAAGAAAATAGAATATATTTTGTTCCGTTGAATAAGTTGCTTGAAGTATCATACGAATTTCAAGACGAGATTGCCAATCTTTTCAATCAAATTCTTTCGTATGAAAGAAATTTTAAGTACTACGAAGGTGAAGAATACGAAAAAGAAATAAAGAAAGTACTTGATACTATAAATAAAACAACGGCTGTTGTCAATGTATTGATTAGCGATGCTGATTTTGTTGTGAAGAAAACTAAAGAATTAGCAAATCGCAAAGTAAAGGAGAATAAAATGAACATCAAAATGGCGCCGTTGGTAAAAGAACATGATTCTGAATTTAATACTTTACTTTCCAATCTTAAAAAAGATGGTATTAATGAAGAAGAAATACCTCAAGATATTATTCGTGAACGATTGCCAGATGCATTAAAAGCATGGATCGGCCGTAAAAAGTATGGCAAAGAAAAATTTCAAAAAATGGCTCAAGCAGGAAAAAAGAAATGATTAAGATAAAATCTCTTATAAAAGAAGATTCTACACTAAGTTCAGCAGATTTAGAATTTGCAAAAAAACAAATACCAGATGAAGAAGAACGTAAGTTATGGATTCGTGCTGTTGAGAGACGAAATGAGTATCAAAAAGGAAAGCAGACTTACCAAAGAGATTCAATGAATAGAGCTTATCGCGAGCTAGAAAAATATAGACGAAACAAACAAAAAGAAAAATTAAACATAAATGTGGCTAGAGCTATTTTTAAGTCTCACGGATTGACAGCTACAAAATATTCTTCTACTGCTATAAGAGGTTTTTCTTACGCATCTTCAAATTCATATGAAATATCAAAGGATAATGTTGGTCATATAACGTTGCACGGAATCACAGAGGATCGTTTTAATGCTATAGTCGACAATTTGAAAGCTCAGGGATTTAATGTACAAGACATATCCAAACCTTCTAAATCAATAGCTGGTGGTTCTGTTGCTAGATTTACTATAAAATAGGATATTAAAATGATTAAGATAAAATCTCTTATAAAAGAAATTATAAATAAGCCTGGAATAAAAGATGAAGCAAAAGAAATATTTTGCGGTATACACGCATATTATCCAGCTTTAAAGTTGCTTAGTAGTGGAGTATGGACAACAGATACACACGAAGCATTTTTAAAAGTAAATGGAATGAAAGATGAAGATTTAGAAGATGAAGATATTTTTAATCCACACGAATTTAAGTTTAAGAAACAAGGAAACTCGTATTTTATTATTTTCAAATCAAAGTGGATATATTAAATGGCAATATTTAATCTAGAAAAAGAATGGTTGTTCATAAACCAAGTGTCTGAGGAGTTGGTGAAGAACGTTATAGATAATACGTTTAAGTTATATAAACACGCTGTAGCTGACACTAAGACTAATCTTTACGGAGAATCTACTGAAACTTCGTATATGTTGCCGGTTCAGGTTTATGGTATATTTTCTAGAAATCCTCAAGAAAATGTAGAAGGAGAACATGGAACAAATGTAACTCAAAAAGTTATTTTTTCATTGCAACGTGAGGATCTAAAGTTGAAACAGGTATATCCAGAAATAGGTGATATATTAGAATACAATAATTCATTTTATGAAATAGACAATGTTGAAGAAAATGTATTGATAGAAGGTCAACCAGAAAAGAATTTTTCAGTAATATGTACAACTCATATAAGTAGAAGAAGTAGATTAGATATAGAAGAAAGACAAAAGTAAAAGGAAAATTGAATGAATATAAAAATGAAGATGTTAATTAGAGAAGATATATTTGGGCATTATATTGAAGATTTAGATATGCACAAAATTGCTGAAACGATAAACGCTCCACACGTATCTGCAAAAATATCTACTTTGGGTGGTAAGGGAAGAGAATCTTTATTCTTCACTATTTCATTGGATAATAAAATATTATGGCCTAATGGAATATTTCAAAATTCTAGGTACCTTATATTTGTTGTCAATAATGATACTAATTCACTTGAACTGGTAAACAAACATTATAAAATAACAGAAAAATTTAGAAAAACAAAAGTAAAAAGTATAATAGAAGCTGTCAATAAAATCAATGCGTATATTAATTCGATAAAATAATGGAAAAACTAACACAACAATCTATAGCACCTGTAGACTTCTTTCAAGGACGAAAGAAAGGAATGTCTGACAGAATAAATCAAATAAGACAAGACCAGACTATTGATAAAGATTATTCTGTTTTGTTAGAGGACATTGATAATGCTGTGTTTAAGCATGTTAAAAATATTATACAACCAAAAGTAAAACAAAATAATGAATTGATAGACGTTCCAGTTATGTTTAGTTCTCCAGAAAGATGGAAGTCTGTTCAGAAAGATGGATTTTTTAAAGATCAAGCTGGAACAATTTTGGTGCCGCTGATTATGATATCTCGCAACACCGTAGCTAAAAATTCAAATATGGTTTCTGATAAACTTAGTGGAAACGTATTTATGTCATTTCAGAAAACGTGGAACTCGAAAACTAGATATGATAATTTTTCTACCCAAATAGGATTAAAGCCTTCCAGAAAGATAGTGCAAGTACAGGTACCAGATTACGTAGTTATAAGTTATCCGTGTAAGATGTGGACAGACAAAGTTGCTCAGATGAATAATTTAATAGAATTATTTATCCACGCAGAAGGAACTTATTGGGGAGATCCAAATAGATTCAAATTTTTTGTAAAATATGATTCACTAACGGGCGTACCAGAATTGCCTTCTCAAGAAGATAGAAAGGTAATAGTAGATTTTACTATAGAGTTGCACGGCTATCTTCTCAAAGAAGCTTTCAATAACGCTACATCTACTCAAGCATTGGGTTTTGATACTACTCCAAAGAGATTAGTTACAAAAGAAACGGTAGTTACAGCAGAAGAAATAAGCAAAATCATATAAAAGGAACAAATAGTTATGGAAAAAATACTCGATTCAGAATTGAAAGAACTTCAAGATTATTATCTTAAAGAAGCAGAACAAGCTGCAATAATTGGTCGTTTAAATACTGAATTATTTATGCTTCAAGATAGAATCGAAACTGTTCAAACAGAATTGCAAACAGTTAAGATTAAGTATGTAACTGATAATAAAAATCAATATAATAAGCTTCAAACATTGTTAAAAAAATACAATGCTAAAGAAATAAACACTAGTACAGGTGAATTAACAAAATAACAAGTTATAACTATTCATTTGATGTTTTTCTTTTATATTTATATAAAAGAAGATAGTTATTAAGAATTCTATGTACTCAATTTTGGAGAAAACTGATGGCAGAACAATTAGTAAGTCCTGGTGTATTTTCGCAAGAAATAGACCAATCATATTTAACTGAAGGCGTTGGCGCTATTGGAGCATGTATAATTGGTCCTACACAAAAAGGTCCAGCTTTTTGGCCAATCCAAGTAACGACTCCTTCCGATTTCATAGAAAAATTTGGTGATGAATATGCAGGTTCTTATGTTCCGGCAACTGCTAAATATTATTTAAAAAATGCAGGCACAGCTACTATCGTTAGAGTTTTGGGCGAAGAGGGTTGGGTTCAAACAAATGCGTGTTTCATAACAGTACAAAGTGCTTCATTTGGAAGCGCATCAGTTGCTATTTTGGTACCTACTATAGCAGGTGGTACTGCTACAGTAGCTCAATTAACTGGAAGTAAATCTTCGTTTATAATTCAATCTTCAACTGGAAACAACACAACTGCATCCTTTGCCAAAGGTGATACTAATTTTATTGGAAAAATATTTGGAACAAATCCAGCAGTTAGTGGTTCAGTTGGAACAAACATTTCTAAAGAATTTTATTTATATAAATTTTTTGCAGATACAGCAGCTGGAGTAGGTTCTGATTCCGAGGTATCTTGCAGTAAATTTGATATTAGTTTTACATCATCAGCTGATATAGGAAGTACAACTTGGCTTGATGCTCGCACACCAATGATTACATCTCAATTAATTCAGGGTCAGACATATAATTTATTCCAATTCGGAACTATACCAGATGGTAATTGTGCTAACAATCTTTATAAGATTGGAATAGCTGACATTAAAATACCAGTAACTGGCTCTGGAGATTATGGAACATTTACAGTTGTAGTTAGAGATATAAGTGATACAGATACTCGACCAAATGTTTTAGAAACGTATCCTGGATGCACTTTAGATCCAACTTCTCCAGCGTATGTAGTTCGTCAAATCGGTGATAGAGTTCCTACAAGTATTTCTTCAGAAGGAAAAATAACATATACTGGTACATATCCACTTATTAGTAAACGAATATATATGATACCAGATACTGATTTAGAAACAGTTCCAGCAGAAACTGTTCCGTTCGGACATGCAAAGTATTATAACGCAGCACCAAGTGGAAGTTCAGCTGGCACATGTACATCACCAAATCCTACTTATATTACTCTTCAAGGAACAACATATTCTTCAGATACACGAGTATATTTTGGATTGGATTTTGCAGCAGCTGATAATTATAATTTCTTAGATGCAGTTCCATCGAACGCTCAACAAATTGGAACTACATTTTCACTTTCGAATATGTATGGTCATCCATCTAGTAGCTTTGTTGGAAGTTTAAGTTCTTCAACTGCTCCATCTAATATGTTGAAATTTGTTGTAGCATTTCAAGGTGGTTGGGATGGAATAGCTCCAAATAGAACAAAGGCTGTTGGTTCTAACATTGTAGCAACAAATGTATACGGTTTTGATTGCTCAACAGCAGGTTCTAGAGGAACATCAGCATATAAGAAAGCAATAAACTGTGTGTCAAATCCAGACGAATTTGATTTAAACTTACTTCTTATTCCTGGAATAATATACTCACTACATCCAGCAGTTGCAGAATATGCAATTTCTCTTTGCGAAACTCGCGGTGATTGTTTCTATATCTTAGATCCATCGAAGTTGACAGAAGGAGTTACAGCAACAATAAATGCAATTTCTGGTCTTGATAGTAATTATGCAGCTGTTTACTATCCGTGGGTACGTATCAAAGACGTAAACAACAGATTGCAATGGGTACCACCATCAGCAGTACTTGGTGGAGTATATGCATACAACGACAGAAATGCAGCAGAATGGTTTGCTCCTGCAGGTTTGAATCGTGGTGGAATTAGTCAAGCTTTAGAAACATACGACAGATTGAATAAGACTGACAGAGATAGTTTATATGATGGTAGAGTTAATCCTATTGCAACTTTCCCAAATACTGGAATTTGTGCGTATGGACAGAAGACACTTCAAAAACGACAATCAGCATTAGATAGAGTAAATGTTCGTAGATTGTTAATTAACCTTAAGAAATTTGCTGCTGCAACAGCAAGATTTATTGTATTTGAACCTAATGTTGGAGCAACTAGAAACAGATTCTTGGGTATTGTCAATCCATATTTATCATCAGTACAGCAACGTTATGGTTTGTATGCATTCAGAGTTAAGATGGATGAAACAAATAATACAGCAGATATAATTGACAGAAACATCATTTACGGTCAATTCTTCTTGCAGCCTGTTAAAGCTGGCGAATTTATTGTATTAGATTTCAATGTTATGCCAACTGGAGCTACATTTAGTGAATAAAATGTAGTAGTATTTCTTATTACATAATATTTATATTAAAAGGATATTTATTTTCGGAGAACATAAATGGCAGAATTATTAGAACCTCAAGAAATGTTTTGGACAGCGTTTGAACCTATTCTTTCGAATAGATTTACGATGTATATTGACGGCGTACCAAGTTATTTAATACACGCTGCTGATAAACCAAAAATAACAATGAATGTAGTTGAATTGCCTCATATCAATTTAACTCGCAAGGTTAAAGGAAAAGCTAAATGGGATGACATTACTATAACTTTGTATGAAGCAATAGTACCATCAGCCGCTCAAGCTGTTATGGAGTGGATCCGATTATCTCACGAGTCAGTAACTGGTAGAGATGGATATTCTGATTTTTATAAAAAGGAACTTGTGTTCAATAGTCTGGGCCCAGTCGGCGATAAAATTCAGGAGTGGAAACTTGTAGGCGCTTGGGTTAGTGGTGGAAATTTTGGAAAGGGTGATTGGGCAACTGACGATCCATCTGGAATAGAATTAACAATTAGCTATGATTACGCAATACTTAATTTCTAATTTTGATTGACTTTTACGGGACTCTTTGATATATTACAATATAATAGTTAAAGAGTCCTTTTATATTCCAAAGGTTTTTAAATAAAGAGGTTATTATTCTTCAAACTACAACCAATAAATTTACTATTTATTATATTTATATAAAACAGTAATGTACTGTTTAATATTTATTATGAGGTATTTTTTATGTTTACAAAAAATATAGGAATGTTGTTATTAAGCATTTGGCTTATACTTACCGGTTTAATTAAATTTATTCCTTCTATAGAATTTAATGGATTAGGAGTAGTTATGGCATTGTTAGCAGTAGTTTCTGGAATATTAATTCTATTTCAAAAATAATTAGAGGTATGTATGTTATATTGTGTTATTCACGATATTTACTTTCGAACGTTAAATGAGTTTGAAACACACATTGAAGAACACCAACACAAACTCATTGAACAACAATCTCAGCAAGAACAATCAGTAAAATCAGTTACACAACAAGGAGAATAGTTATGGAAACAAAGAATGAATATCCTACTGAAGTTATATCACTTCCAAGCGAAGGATACCCTTATCCATCAGACAATGTTTTATCGTCTGGAAAAATAGAATTAAAATATATGACTGCTAAAGAAGAGGATATTTTAACCAGTAGAAATTTAATATCTAAAGGTTTGGTTCTAGAAAAATTATTGGAATCAGTAATAGTAAGTCCTAATGTTGATATTAATTCTCTTTTACTTGGTGATAAGAATGCAATATTTATTGCTACTAGAATAATGGGTTATGGATCTAAGTATGAAGTAAAAATCACCTGTCCAAAATGTGGTAAGACAACAGACGTAGCTGTAGATTTATCGAAATTAGATAAAAAGAAAGTTGATTTAAGTATATTGATAAAAGGTAAGAATGAATTTTCTTTAACACTTCCAGCTTCTAAGAAAAATGTGATATGTAAATTTTTAACTCACGGTGATGAAAAAAATATAGATACAGAAATTTCAAATCTTAAAAAATTAATGTCAGAACAAAAAGCTCCAATAGAACCGGAAATGTCTACTCGATTGAAATATGTTATTAAATCAATTGACGGTAATTCTGATAATACTTTTATAAGAAAATTTGTAGAGAGCATGTTATCTTTAGATTCTAAAGCTATAAGAGATAAAATGTTTCAATTATCTCCAGACATTAATACTCAAATTGATTTTCAATGCGGTGATACAGTTGACTGCAACTATCAAGGGAGGATAACACTGCCAATCGGCGTGAGCTTTTTTTGGCCTACCAATTGAGTACGGATTAGAAGTTCATAAAGAATGTGCTACATTGGCATATATGACATCTGGAGGATATCCATTTAATATTGTATATTCAATGCCAGTATATTTGAGAAAGTTTCATTTACGTTATATTGCTTCATTAAAGAAGAAAGAAAACAAAGGAAGTCATACTCCATCAAAAATACTTAAACCAGGTATAAAATCGAAAAAATAATAATTCCCGTTATTGAGACAAAATCTTAGTACCGGGAATATTTATATCTACAGTATAGTAACGACAATAACGGAGAAAAACATGGCTAGTTTAATTGCTAAGATTATAGATTTGATACTTAAAGGTAAATCAAAAGAACTTTTATCTAGAATGCAGCAAAATCCAGAACTTGTTAAAGCAACAGAAGAAGTGGATAAAGCTATAAAAAATTTGTCTGCATCTGTTGCCAAATGGGAAAAAACTAAAAAAGGCCAAGATCTTTAATGGAGCTAATTAATGGCTAAACGTGATGATGACTTTGAAGAATTAAAATCTAAAATGTCTAAAGTAGATAGAGAGACTAGAGCATTTAAATCTTTGATGTCTGAACTTAATGATACATTAAATGAAATGAAAAATACAGGTACGGATTTTTATGAATCGTTAGGTCAAGGAATAAAGGATATAATGAGTAACGTCAGTTCTCTTGATACTCTTATGCAAAGACAATCGAAAACAGCAATTCAAAGTAAAAAATTAATCCTTTCTACAGCAAATATATTATCTTCTGTAACTGATATAACTAAGCAAATTGAATTAAATAACAGAAATATACTTTCTGATAAATTTGATGAGGTAGATGTATCAGAAACTATATCAAATATAGAACAATTGAGACTTTCTATAACAAATAAGCTTCGCGGAAAAAATGTTGAATTAAAAGATGCACTTTCTGATATGTTAGATGTTCAAATGAATCAATTAATTGTTATGGATAAAATTTATAAAAGACAAGTTCAGACAAAACAAATAGCTACTGATATGGCTGATGAATTAGCATCTCCAATAAACAACATATTAGAAAAATTAGGTAGCATTCCACTGTTCGGTAAAGCACTTCAAACAAAACTACAACCTGCAGTAGAAAAATTAACTAGTAATTTAAGTAGTGGTTTGGTTAAGATGTTTGAAACCGGAAAGGTTTCAGCAGCTGGATTCGGTACTTCAATAGTAACTTTTGTAAAAGATTTTGGAACTGCTTTGATGGGTCCACTCGCTATTTTTGCAGCAATAGCAGGATTACTTGTTTTGGGTGTAATGCGTTTCCATGAAATGGAATCAGCTGCTGAAGATGTTCGTAAAGAAACTGGAATAATGAAATCTCAAGCTTCTGAATTACAACACACTTTAGCAAATGTGAACGTTCAATATTCTTCAATGGGTGTTACTATAGAAGTTGCTGCTGAATCTGCTAAAGCCTTAGCTAAAGAAATGGGTAATGTTGTTGGAATGACAAAGGAAGCAATTGGAACAGTTAGTTTATTAAATGTAAATTACGGAGTAGGTGCTTCCGAAGCTGCAGCTGTATATAAAAAATTATTTGATTTTACTAATGGAAATGTTAAAGAAATAAATGGATTGCTTGGAGAAGCAATTTCCATATCAGATAAACTTGGAATTTCTTTTGCCGGAGTAATGTCTGATATAGCAGATTCTGGAGAAGCAGTTCACACGTATTTTCAGGGTGACGAAAAAGCGTTACTTAAAGCAGCTATCAATGCTCGCAGACTTGGAATAAATTTGAAGTCTGTAACTTCTATGGCTGATTCTTTATTAGATTTTGATACTTCTATGGAAGCTGAAATGAATGCTTCTGCTATAATTGGAAAGAATGTAAATTTCGCTGCTGCAAGGTATTCATTTCTTACTGGTCAAATGGAACAAGGTACAAATCAGATATACGAACAAATAGATGCTTTAGGTGATTTCAATTCAATGAATGCTATAGCTAAAAAAGAATTAGCAAAAGCAGCTGGTTTGTCTGTTGAAGAACTTGGCACTATGATGAATCAGAAAAAAGTACTTGGTGCAATGACAGCCGAAGAAAGAAAAAGATATGATATAGGATTGAAAGAATTAGAATCTATACAAAATAGTGTTGATTTACAAAAAGAAAACTTACTTAGAGAACAACAAATGCAATCTACTACTACCAAGATAAGTAATATTTGGAATGGAATAGTTTCTTTATTAGCAGGTTCTTTATTACCAGTATTAGAAATTTTACAACCGTTTTTACTTGGAGCTGTATGGTTAATAAAGACATTATTAGATTTAATTAATGTTGTAGTTCAGGAAATATATTCAGTTTTCAAATGGATTCTTGGAGATGAAAAAGCGTTTGAAGGTTTTAATGCTGCTTCATCTGCTTTTACAGGAAACTTTAAAACTGGAGCTATGGCTGAAGGTGGTATTGTAACTAAACCAACGTTGTCAATGATTGGTGAAGGTGGAACTCCAGAGGCAGTTATACCATTAGATACAGCGGGTATTAAAACTCAAAGTGATCCTGATGTTTTGAAGTTACTTGAAGAAATATTAAATACGTTAAAGATGGGCGGAGATGTATATCTAGATGGAAGAAAAGTTGGTACACGATTAGCTATGGCTGCATCAAATCCTATACAATAAGGATTATAAATGACACTAGAAGATAAATATAAATCAAGCTTGTTTGCTAATATTGGAAAAAAAGTAGATCCTTCAAATGATGTTTCTATATTTACCAATGAAACTGGTTATGCTAAAAATATAAAAACTGGAACATATAATAAATCATATCCAGATGATAAGTCAGTAGTAGGTCCTTGGAAAAATAGATTACCAAACGGTGGACAACCATATATAGAAATATTTCCTTATGATAGTCCTACTGAAAAACATTTAAATGATTTAGGCGACAGAATGTTACCAATTGGTTCTGGTGCAAGAGATATTGCTAGAATTTCTAAATTTTTAATATCAGGTCCTGGTATTTTATTTTTAGCAAAACAGGTTTTATTAAGATTAGCAAATCCAACTATAGAAACAAAAATTTTCAATCCATTATCGATGTACGCTCAGTATGCTAGAGTTTGGGGAGGTTTGATACCCGGTGCTGGAACTATTGTAAAGGGGCATTTGGGAAATCCTCTTCTTGGTGGTGCATCTAGATATTTTAATGAAGAAGATCCAGGAGATAGTGCTATAGTCAAAAAAACTACAGAAGATAGTAGAATAGTTCATCAAGCAGATAAAGTATTCGATAGAATTGATGTATTAGCAGCAGCAAATAGTTTTAGAAAAGTAAATCCTAATAGATATAATTTTCCAATAGATGCAAATTTGATACTTACGTCTATTGAATTGACGAAGTTAGGTCCTCAAAAAGCAAACGGAGAAAAATATTCTGCTAATGTTAAGGTTCAAGACAATGGTGTTTCTACTTGGAAAATAGAAGATCCATTAACTACCGTGTCAACAAAACCAGCTACAGATTCTGTAAGTGGTTTGATTTCTTCTATTTCAAATGTAACAGCTAAAGTTACTCCATATGTTCCATTAGTTCCATTGGGTTCTGTATCATCTGTTCTTAATACTATTGAGAAAACGTTAAATGGAGTTTCAGTAGCTCAAAATAAATTTACGTCTACTGATAAGTATTTAACTTATATAAATAGAATAAGTACTGACACAAGTAAGTTGAATAATATATTAAATAATATATTGGGTGGAACTGTTGAGGAAACAGTACCTATAGCTGGTGAACCATTAAATAAGAATTTGGATATTGATAGACCTATTCTTCAAGACAATTTTACTTTTAGAAAGTTTAATAAAGAAGATTCTACTTTCAAAGCAAATGTATATGTAGATGGTTATGGTCTAATACCTGGTTCAGTTACTAATTCTGAATTGAGGTATGGAGAACCAGGATCTGAAGCTTTACTTCAAAAAAATAACGACAAAATGTCAGTTACTAAAACTCCGTCTGACGATACAACAAAATTATATGATAATAGAACTGGATATAATCATCGTACTACACAATCAATAGAAAATTATGGATTGGTAACAGAAGATGCTGCAAGGGAATTAGTTAAAAATGATTATATTAAATTTGCATTTACATCAGTATCATTGCCTCAAAATAAAACAGCAATATTTAAAGCTACGCTCACATCGTTGTCAGATGCAATAACTCCAACTTGGAATTCTGATGAATTTGTTGGAAGAGCAGATTTAGCTTATACATATAAAAATTTTGAACGTTCTATAACATTTAAGTTTAGTATAGCAATAGCTAATCCTACTGAATTGATACCTACTTACGATAAGTTAAATTTCCTTCAGGGATTTTGTTATCCAGCTGGTTATGTAAAGAATAATATTGGTATGTTAAGTCCTTTATTAAAATTAACAATCGGCGACTTATATAAAAATATACTTGGATTTTTTGAAAGTTTTACGTTTACAGTAGAAGATGAATCTACTTGGGAAATAGAAAATGGATATCAAGTACCAAAATATGTTACAGTAGATATTGGATTTAAAACTATATGGTCATCAACCAAAACTGCACCAGAATCTTCCGGTAGACATATGGCTTTTGGTAATATGATAATTTAAGGAATAAAAATGCAACGATATGATAATACTGAAATAGTTAAAGATAAAAATGGAAAGAGATATTATAAATCAATACTTCTTCCAGAAATAAATGTATCTGATGCTGATGAATATATAATCGTTACGCAGCAGAAACGATTAGATCATCTTGCTCAAGAATATTATAGTGATGCTACATTATGGTGGGTTATTGCTCTTGCTAATAATTTATCAAATCCAACTTTAGTAATACCTTTGGGAATGCAAATTCGTATACCTAAAGATATAAATTCATACATAACAAACTACAGAGAATTAAATGTCTAATGCATATGAACGTCTTACTTGGCCTTATTTATCTCCTCCAAGACAAGAAGTAAAAACAGAATATGAATCGAGAATAATTACTAGAAATTTTTCTAGTAAGACTCCATTTATGAAAATGACATCCGGTCTTCTTTTGAAAAGAACTACTTCTGAATCGACTACTCGAGCAGTATTAAATCCATTAAATACAATATCAGAAAGATATACTTCTACTTCTGGATTTAAACCAAAGGGTGGAATTTCTGGAGTTTCTATTAAGTACAAAAATGATATAGGTACAGTTAGAACAGCAGATGTTACGTGGCAAGTTTATACTAAATTAGAATTTGACACATTAGATGAATTTTTCATGAACCCAGGGAAATTAGTTTTGTTGGAATGGGGTTGGGCAGATGGAGCAAATTCTAAATTTAGTGATTCTGAAATAGAAACTCTCGGTGAATCGAAATTTGAAAAATTAAGAAGACAAAAAATAAAAGAATCGGGTTGCAATTATGATGCTATGTTAGGTTTAATTAGTAATTTTGATTGGTCTTATAGTGAAGGAAAGTATACTTGTGTTACTACGCTTATAAGTCCAGGAGCATTTTTTGGAGACGAAAACTTAAATGCAAATGCTATAGCTGTTCCAGATAAAAATGGAGATATGAGTGGAACTTATCCATCATTGAAAAATATAATGATAAAGTTTCTTAATAACGAACAATGGTTAAATGATTATTATGGTGCAAATAGTGCTGGTAAAGATAACTATGTTTCTTTTAATAAAAGTGGACAAAAATATATTAGTTGGGCTTTATTTGAAGCGTTAATTAATCAATCTAATCCAGTAAATTCTGTATTTAGTGGAGATGTATATATATCTTGTCCTTCTTCTAGAAATACTGTTAGTGGAAAAAAGGTTCATTTTTTAAGTATAGATCCAGAAATAGCAATATGGAATACAAATAATATATTTGCAAATCAAGGTTTAAGATCATTTACTGATTCTATTGGTCGAGGATTAATAAAAAATATATATCTTAATATCAAAATGGTGTCTGATATATTTGATAAATCTGCAAACTTAAATCAAGTATTTACTAATATATATGCTAATTTACAAAAAGCTTCTTGCGATGCTTGGAATTTTAGAATGATTAACAGAACTATTACATCAGATGATGTAATAGATATGGAATCAGCTGAATCACTTAAATCGTTTTATTCTGTAAATTTGGGTGGAGATATAACAACTACTGTAGATGAAAAATATACATATGTTGCTTTGACAGATCAAATTTTGAGAAACGGAGTTATATCGTTTGATGTTTTAGGAGGAAATTCTGCTGTAACTGATATTACATTAAATTCAAAAATGCCAGGTGCTGTTGTTATGTCGATGATAGCTGCTGCAGATTCTAAGTATACTTTATTATCTGGATTTCCACATTTTGTTGGTATAGGAATGGACACAGATAGAATAAATTCAATAGATACTTTTGCTGATGTAACACGAGAAAGAGTACAAGAAAGAATAATAAAAGATAAAATGGACAAATTTTGGAAACAGCTTGAAGCATCTAAGCAATCTACAGATGCAGCTGAAACGTTTGTTAGTAGGTATGGCGATTGGGAGCAAGTTTCATTAATTGCATATTCTGAAAAACAGCAAAGAATGTTAATTACAGATCAAGGATCATTGAGTATACTTCTTCCAATAGAAATGAATGTGACACTATTTGGCATATCTGGATTTAGTGTTGGTAATATAATTACAGCAGATGTAGTACCAGAAGCTTATAAGAAAAATGCATATTTTCAAATAATTGGAATAGATGATACTATTGATTCTTCCGGATGGAGAACAGCGCTAACGTCGAGATTTAGAAATATTAGTAAAACATCTAAGACATTATTTCCTGATACACCCGATACTGATGTTCAGGCTCAGGATGAATTTGTAAAAGATAATATTGCTGCAAAAGGAAATCCAGATGAACTTGAAAATGATTGTTTTGGTAAATATAAATTAGCTGACTTAAATATGAATCATTTTGGTGAATCAAATGAAATAACAATAGATGTTAAGAAAAATTTGACATATTTATGTAAAGAGTTTTTACGTCCATTGAATGAATTTTTGAAAATGAATAATTATGAAATATCTATAATTAGTGCTTTTCGTTCAAAAAGTGTAGATGCTAAGTATGGAGAACCAATAGATAATTTGCATACGTTTGGTTGTGCTGTGGATTTGAAGGTTAGAGATTTAAAAACAGGTGAATATGTTCCTCCGTTTACAGTAGCACATTTAATAAATTTATATGGATTGAAATACGATATTATGGTAATAGAAGATTATTGGTTACATGTTGGTTATGTAAATGAAGCAGCAGCTGGAAGAAGTAATAGAAAGTTAAAATATAAATTGGTATTTGATAATACAACATATATTAAATCATTAGTGCCGGTGAATTTATGAACGATTCGTTAAAAAATAATACTACTTATTTTAATTTAACTAAAGTTAAAGAGCAAAAATATGCTGTTGAAATTCATCCAAAACCAACAAAAGATGATTTTGAAAACGGTTTTTATATTAGATATTTTGTATCCCAAAAAAATACAAATGATAATATAATAGAAATAGATAAAACTCAATATGATGGATTTTTAGATTCTAAATTTTATACTATTTTTAATATGCGATGGATGCTGCCAGATGATACAGAAGAAAACATGAAAATAAATATGGACGCTATATCTTTACTTAATAAAACATATCCAGCTTTTAGACAAAAGATGCGTCCATTTGCCATGAAACAATCTACATATATAGAAGCTGGTGGTATATCAGCTACTGGGTCTAAAGATTCTAATATTGTTATAGCAACTAAACGAATAGATGAAATTCCAGTAACGCAACCCATTAGAACCGTTTCACAAGTTACTCAAGTTTCTCTTTTACCGCCTCCCGCAGCACTATCGGCGACAGCAATAAAGTCAGACGGATTTACTTTAAATTGGACTGCTGTTAGTGGAGCTACAAATTATTACGTATGTGTTTCTACAGCTAGCAATTTTAGTTCTTATATATTTCAATATGAAACTGGTTATTGGGATCATAAGATTGTAGGAAATGTTACTTCTGTTAGTATCGCATCAATACTGGAACCAACAGTAGTTAGTAATACGAAATTTTATTTTAGAATACAATCTTACAGAGAAGGAGGAAGAAGCAATTATTCTAATACAATGGAATTAACTACGTTGCCTATATACTGGACTCCACCAGAATTCAATACAGACGTAGAGCAAAATGTAGTTATCTGGTTAGATGCTATGTATATTCAGGGAGTAACAAATGGATTTAATTTAAAACAACATCCAGATGGTGG